CTGCTGAATCCTTTTATTTTCTCAAATCTTAGCACACTATCGAACCTATCGTCCATACCTGTCTTGTGCGATATGACAAAAACGTTAGCATCTTTTATTACAAAACGAATAATCTTAAGAAATTCTTCCGTTCCGAACCCATCAAGTGAGGAATCAAACACCTCATCCATGATCAACAGATTAGTGTTGACAGAGTTCTTATACCGTGCTACCTCTCTCCAAGTAAAGAGAAGAGCAAGATCAATACGCATCTTCTCTCCCTCGCTGAAAGAAGCATAAGAAAAATTATCATGGATGGGAGACTGGACAGTCTCATTGAACTCCTCATCCAAAGTAAAATTAATATAAAAATCCATCTTCTGAAGATATCTATTCACCTGCTGATTAATCAGTGGTAGATACTTCTTAATTATTTTTGTTTTTACACCACCATCTCTAAGTAAACCATAATTAAAATTATGGTATTGAATGGTTTCTTTTTCTGAGGCTAATGCCTCATATGTTTCTGCTAGTTTGTTTTGAAAGGATTTTAACTTTTCATGCTCAGTATTTCTATTTGCAAGTTGGTCGGTAACTCTCTGAATTTCCGATTCCAGATCTCTGATTTGTCGTTGACATCCAGATATCCTAGTATTGTTTTTAGAAATGCCATGCGTTAGGTTAGTAATCTCCTTAGATAGTTTTGTAAAATGATGCTCTCGCTCTTCTTCCTTTTTAATTGCCTCCTCTAGTTCTTTATAACCAGATTGCAACTCCTTAGCTTTAGTTTGAGCATCGTTAATTTTATTTATTCTAAACTCCTCCTCAATTGACTGTGTACATGTAGGACATGTTACATTATCTGTAAAGAACTTATGTTCCTTAGTAATTGTTGATACCTTATTAGATATTTTTCCTTTAAGATTTCCCAACTCACGTAACTTTTCTGTAGCTCCTATTAATTTTTCTTGATCTTTAGTAAACATCTCAACATCCTTCATAAGACACTCTGTCTCATCAGATGCCTCTTCTATTTCACCTTCAAGTAAATTTATTTTTCCTTCCTTTTCTTTTATTCTATTTTTTCCCTGTGATTCTATCTCATTAATAAAGTTATTTTGCATAACAACTTTATCATTAAGAGATTCTTTTTTAAGTTCTAAAGTTTTAACTTCATCTTTTACACATCTTATTTTTTCTCTCAAGAGATTACTCATAGATGAAAATATTTTTATGTCTAATAAATCTTCTATAACCTCTCTCCGATTAGATGCAGATAATTGCATGAAAGGAACAAAACTGCTGCTACCTAATATTACAATCTGTGTAAATGATTTGTAATTCATTTTAACCACATTTTGTTCTAACCATTTTTGTTGATCATTAGCAGATGCGAATTGATCAAGACACGTATCGTTTCTATGAATTTCAAATTTATTAGGTTTGATCCCTCTGATAACTTTCCATTTTACATCTCCGATAGAAAATTCTACCTCTACTAAACCATCTTTCTCATTAGATGAATTTAATAATTGTGATTTATTAATTTTACGAAAAGGTTTACCATACAAACTAAATGTAAGTGCATCTAAAACTGTGCTTTTACCAGTCCCATTTGACCCTACAATAAGAGTGGTGGAGTGAGTATTAAGTTCAACCTCTGTAAAATGATTTCCAGTAGATAGAAAATTTTTCCAACGTATTTTTTCAAATATAATCATGTTTTTCAGGTGGTATTATAATGTCATTAGGTGTAATGATTGCATATTCATATCCATGTATGTTGCATGTCTTTATCATAAGATCTTCCTCAACCTCTATTATATTCATTTCAGGATAACCCACATCTTCTAACATCATAGCATATCGATCTGCATCATCCTCTTGTTCAAAAAGATACAAAATTTGTACTCCATCATCATCCTCTACAGCATAGGCACCCTCCTTTTCTTTTCCAGCTATAGTTAGTATAAACATTACACCAACTCACAAGCTTCTTGATAAACATCTTGTAATTGTTTTTGAATAATTGATTTATCCAAATCAATCTCTGCCTCCTCAACATATCTATTAAGAATTGAAAGAGTATCCTCGGATTCAAATGCTTCAAAATTTTCAGACTCCTGAAGCATAAAGTTTTCAACTATTTTTAATTCTGCAACGTTAACTGAATATAATTTATCAATAAACTTTTCAAATTGAACTTGATCTGTTTTTGTTCTTACAACAACTTTTACAATTTTATTTTCTAATTCTCTAGCATCAAACAATTTATGATTATGATCATTAAAATAAATTATTTTATGAAGTCTATATGGATTGTTAACTGGAGTGTGTTCTAGAGTTTCTGTATCAAATAAATGAAATCCTCTATTCTCATCATTTACATCATTCCAAAACATCTCATAAGGATTTCCAAGATAGTAGATATTATCTTGATTTGATCTGCAATGATAATGACCAGAAAATGTTTTTTTAAATTTTTTAAATATATCACGATCCATTCCATGTTCCATCACATGACCTGGTGTTGCTCTAAATCCATTTAATTCAAGATGTCCCATGCACACAGAAGCTCTTGACTTATTAATTAAAGCAATACTCTCATTTCTATTCTCACTATTAATCCAAGGCACAAGTAAAATATTTAATCCACCTACTTCTATAGAAGTTGTCTCTTGATATATTGGAATATTATCATACTCTCTCAATAACAAATCTATCGCATTTATATCATTTGTATTTTTATAATATATGTCATGATTGCCCACAACCGTATGAACGGTAATGCCCATATCCTTTAGTCTATCAAAATAATTATCTTTAGCCCATGTCAAGGTAGCAAAATCAATTCCCTTTCTACTATCAAAAGTATCACCCATATTAATAATCGTGGTAATACCTTCTCTCTCTAACATAGGAAAGAAAACATTATTATAAAACTTTAAAAAATAATCGTGAAATAACTTTGAGTTCTTACGACATCCAAAGTGTTGATCTGTGATTATCGCTACTTTCATTAATTATTACGAAGTTTGGAATGCACAGCATCTTTGATTTGATTATAGTCGGAAAAATTAGATCCGTCAAGTGTATTGCTATCATCAAATACCTCTGAGTATCCAGATTTTTCAATAATTTTATTTTTAATTTCTAATTGTCTTTTCTCTCTTTGTATTCTACGAAGAAATGCATAATGAATTATCTGAGTAAAATAAGCAAAAGGGTTTCTAGATTTTGCTGGATCAAAATTATGAATATACTGAACACAATTCTCAATACCATCAGATATCATATCCTCTTTAAACATATAGTTTACAAAGTTTGGTTTAAATGATAAATGATTTGCAATCTTTAAAAAACATTCACCAATATATCGTGGTATAACAGGTTTAGGTAAATCTCTAATCTTAGCTATTTCTACATCTTCTCTATACTTTATTAAAGCAGCAAGAAACTCTTTGTTATTAACATAGTGTTCTGACCTTTTTCTCTTTGCCATAACTCTTCTAATCATGAGTTTTTACCACTAATATGTAGGTATTATAACACTACTAGGCACATATGGCAAGATGACAAGGTAGCAGACTTGACAACATGATAAAATACCATTAGAATATTGGTGTCGCCAATCAAAAAGTATATCTTAATTACCTTTATATAGATTCTCTAAGATATCTTTAGCATCATTTATATTTGATATATATCCTAATTTTCTATTAAGTTTATATTTACTACTACCATCTCTAGAGGCTGCTCTCTTAGTATACGTTTTATGCATAGAAATCATTTCCATATCACTTGATTCTGACATTGTAATAACATTATCCATATCAATCAAAAACATATCATCTTTAGTTGTTCTTAACCAAGGTTCTAATTTATACCCAACAGTTCCTGTTCTACCTTTTATCTCAGTTATCATAACGGGATTTGAAAGAAGTAATAATAATCTATCTTCTTCTTCACTAGGAGCCACTTTACAAAAGATTTCCTCTCCTGACTTTAATTTTATTGTTGCGTAAAAATCGTCTTCTATCATTTTTTTAATTGTATTGTGATTATTTCATAATTAAAGTTTTCTTCGTTATAAATTTTTATTCTTTCTATAAGATGATTTAAAGTATAATTTTTTCTAGAGTTATGTGTACAATCATCAGATATATCATATAAAGTTGCCTTTACTTTGTTTTTTCCTTTTCTAAGAACTCGTCCAATACTTTGAAGATTTCTGATTCGGGACTTACTTGGAGAGGCAAAGATAACGTTATGGAGATTTTTAATATTGATACCAGTAGAAAAAGTTCCATAGGAAGCAACTATGATAGCATTGTTTTCTTTTTCAGTGATTTCTCTAACTAGTTCTCTCTCTTCAGCATCCACTCCACCATGAATAAAAAATACTTTACGTTCATCTCTTTTATTTGTATTTATCTTCTCATATAATACTAAACCATGAGCCTCAACTCGACTATACAAAACAAGAGTATTACCTTTTAGATCTAAAGTTAAATTTTTTATAAAGTTATTTCTTTGTTCATGTGATATCAGATATTCTATTTCATCATTATAAGTTTCAAATTTTTGTGGTGGATGTTTAAGCACAAGACATTGAATATCAAGTTGAGAGAGATGACCTTCTTTCATTAATTCATCTGTTCTTGTTACTTTATAAGATGGTCCAAACAATCCCTCCAACACCCACTTATGAGTTTGTGTTCCATCAAGTGTACCAGTAAATCCAAATCTATATTTTGCATGGTGTAATTTTGTCATTATAGATACTAGTGACTTACTTTTAAATAAGTGAGCTTCGTCACCAATCACCACGTTATAATCTTCAAAAAAGGATCTCTCTAATTTATAGACAGATTGCCATGTAGTTATAGTAACGGGATACTCATTGG